ACGCGCGCCGCGGGTCGTTCCTGCTCGACGCCGCCGGGACGGTGCGCTGGTCGCTCGTGCACCCCGCCGGGCGGGCGCGGCCGTTCGCGGCGTACCGGGACGCGGTGGCGCTGCTCTGAGCGCGGGGTGCACCGGTAGGCTGGCGCACCGCACGAGGGGCCTGTAGCTCAGTTGGCCAGAGCGCCGCGCTTACACCGCGGAGGTCGCCGGTTCGAGACCGGCCGGGCCCACCGAGTGTTTTCGCAGGTCACAGGCTTGCGGCTCCGGCGCGCGGCTTCTCGGACGTGACCTTGGGGGCCAGCTCGGCGCCCGAAGTTAGACGGCGCTGACCTGCGCTTATGTCTGCTTGTTGTTCTTCGTAGCCCCCGGGCAGCCCCCAAGATCACCGCCGCCGCACGTCCGCGGCGGGCAGCCAGACGGCGCCGGTCATCACCCGCGAGTCCGAGATCTATACGCGCACGACGGCGCCGTCGAGCTCGGTCGTCCACCACTCGATGGCGATCGTGTCGTGCTGCTCCTCGCCGGTCTCCCACCGCAGCGTGACCGTCACCGGGATCGGGTCGGCGACGTCGTGGTGCACGCCGCGGGGGACCGGCCGGGCGTTCAGCAGCGGCCGGGTCGCGCGGACGCGGTCCATGCCGCCGGGCACGGTCTGGGGCAGGGTCACGGCGTCATCGTCGCTCGGGCCGCTGACACCGCCGGGCAGCGCCGGCCACCACTCGTTGGTGCCGTCGTCCGTCGACCAGGCGGGATCAGGTCCGGGCAGCTCGGTCATGCGCCCCACTCTGCCAGGCGGGCGCGTACTCAGCGGGATGCCCCGGCACTCACACGAGCCCGGGGCATCCCTTCCTGGACGGTCTCCGCACCTCGGGCGCCCGAGGCCGCTGCAGCGGGTGAGTGGAGCCGGCGCAACAACGGTAGGCCATTCGCTGGACAGCGCGGACATGACGAAGCGCCCCCACCCGGCCGGAGCCGAGTGGGGGCGCTGTTGTGTGCGGGGTCAGAGCTGGACGGCGTGCACGGGGTCGAGCCACTGGCCAGCGCCACCATCGCGGTACCGGACCTCGACGCGGTCCGAGTGGATCGTCAGCAGGCACAGGGCGAGCAGGTTGTTCTGCCGGCCGGCGTCGGGGTTCGCCGAGCTCGGGGACGCCGCGTTGATCGCCGCGAACGTCGTCGAGCCGTAGGTCACGGACTTCACGACGTCGGTCTCGGTGACCAGGGAGTGGCTGTGGCCGCTGACCCACGCCACGACGTTGTCGTGGCGGGCGATCATCGCCTCGATCGTGTCGGCGCCGGCGTGCGCGACCCATCGGCCGGCCGGGTCGTAGGACGAGAACGCGGACCCGTCGAGCGGGCCCTGCGTGCGGAACAGCGGGGCGTGGAAGAAGATCACGCACTGCCGGTCGGTCTCGTCCAGGCGGGCGTCGCACCAGGCGATGTCGGCCGAGTCGAGGTACGTGCGGGTCTTCGCGGTGAACCCGACCCCGGTCGACAGCGTCCCGGTCGGGTCGGCCGTCGGCGCAAGCAGCAGCAGGCGCACGTCGTTGCCGATGTCGACGACCATGTCCTTCGCGCCGTCCGCGCGGCCCATGATCTGCGCCCACTGCGCGGTCGTGACGACGTCCGGCGTGCCGGACGGGTTCCCGCCGCACAGGTCGTGGTTGCCCGGCACCTCCTGCACCGGGATGCCGGGGTGCAGTGCGCGGATGGCGTTGCGCCAGGCGAGGTAGGCGTCGAACTCGGCCGTCGTGGCGTAGGACGTCTGGTCGCCGACCTGCACGACGGCGTCCAGCGTGCCCCGGCCCGTCATCCGGGCGAGGTCGTCGAGGGTCTTGTTCAGGCGAGGCGTGGTCACCCAGTCGGTGTCGCGGAAGTGCACGTCGCCGATCGCTAGGACGTTCACGCCGACGTGGTCGGTCAGGGGCGGCTGGCGAGGGCCGCGGGGGGTCGCGGGGAAGCGGCTCACAGCGGGCGGTATCCGATCGTCAGGGCCACCGGGCCGTACATCGCCGTCGGGGGCGCCGGGTTGGTGCCGGACGTCGGCACCGGGAACGTGTTCCACGACAGCGACTCGCCGGCCTCGAGCGTGACCCCGGCCAGGATCGCCGAGGAGAACACCCACGGGACCCGCGCGGCGATCGCCGTTCCCGCGGGGACCAGGCCGGTGCTGCCGGGCTGCGCCGGCGTCGTCGGCGAGGTGACCGCGTTCAGCCGGGTCGACTTCTGCGCGACGAGCGTCGTGGTGGCGTTGTCCGCGGAGTGCTTGCGCAGCTCGACCAGCCAGTACGAGGAGTCGGACAGCCCGGCGTTCCCGGTCGAGGACCACATCAGCATCGCGACGCGCTGGATCGCCAGCCGGAACGGCGCGGAGAACAGCGGCACGGACTGGGTCGAGGTGTTCGGCCAGGTCGTGGTCGCACCGGTCTGGATGTGCGTGGTGAAGCACAGGTCCTCGGTCGACGCCGCCTGCTCCTGCAGGCTGGCCAGTCCCGCGAGGGTGGCGAACCGCGCGTCGAGCTGTTCGCGCACCGCCGAGCCGCCGTCGGCGATGAAGCCGGCGACGGCGTCCGCGCCCGGGGCGGCTGCGGCCTCCGCGTACTGCTGGGCGAGGTTCGCGAACTCCTGCGCCTTCCCGGCCAGCCACGCCAGCCAGGCGTCGTGCCGCTTGAGGTTCTCCGCGGTGATCGGGGTGGCGGTGGACGGTGCGTCCTGCCAGTCGACCGGGACGGGCTGCTCACTCACCGGGTGCCTCCTTGGGCTCGTCGTGGGTGCCGGCAGACGGTCAGGCGCGGGGCTGGTCGCACGGGACGGCGAACTCGTCCGCGCTGTCGTAGGTCGGCACGCCGGCGGCGGTCACCGGCAGCACGCCGACGTGGAGCTGCCCGTCGAGCGTCGTGACCACGGCGGCGCCTTCGGGGGTGGTCTTCGCGTAGGTCGGCGCGGCCGCGGAACCGAGCACGAGGCGCGTCAGCCAGTCCGGGATGTGCGGCTCGACCACGCGCCACAGGGCGTACCAGACCGCGATCGCCACCGCGGTGATGAACCCGAGCGCGACCTCGCTCTCGAGCAGGGTGGTCAGGGAGTCGCCGGCGTCGCCGGGCAGGGACGGGGCGATCCAGGCGAGCAGCTGCGCGGCGGCGGCGCCCCACAGGGCGGGGATGGCGGTGCGCAGGATCGACGCGCCGCGGTCCCCCAGGGACGTGGCGCCGGTCGTGGTCGTGACGGCGGGCAGGTGGGTCATCGGTGCTCCTCAGGCAGTGGTGGACTGGGCGGTGCGCTGGGCCGCGGGCAGGGCTGCGATCGCGGCCTCCTGTTGGGCGAGGGTCTGGCCGTTCACGACGGCCATCACCCGGGACAGCAGCTGCGTCGTGCTCGGCGGCTCGCCGACGTGGCGCAGGTAGTACCCGGTGATCGCGGCCTCGGCGGCCTCGATCTCCTTGAGGCGGGTGCCGATGCGGGCCTGCTCCTGGCGGCCGGCGAGCACGGACCTCGCGAGCTCGACCACCGCCTCCTGCAGGTCGCCGACGGCGGCCTGGGTGTTCGCGGCCATCTGGTGGGCCTCGGCGAGCTGCTTCGCCTGGTTGGCGTCCAAGTCGGGCTCCTCGATCGGGGTGGGCGGGGTGACGGAAGGGACGTCGGGGACGGCGCCGAGGTCGTACAGGCCGTTCGCGACCAGGTGGGCGGTGCCGACGTCGACCCAGTGCCAGGGCTCGCCGATGCGGCTGCCCTCGGTGTTGGTCCAGCCGTACCGGGAGGCGACGGCGGCGAACTGCCGGTAGCGCAGCGCGCCGAACCCGGCGAGTCCGGTGACGTCGACCGCGCACGCCCAGCCGTGGTTCGAGGTGCCCGGCACCGCGGCGGTCGCCATGCCGCGCCGCAGCCAGTACGTGACGCCGTTCCACGTCTTCGTCGGGCGGCCAGCCAGGTACTCGCGGGTGTACCGGCGCTGGAAGGTCTCGAGCTGCGCGTAGTGGTTCCCCGAGTACGGGCGGTAGGCGTCCAGCGGCCCGGTCGGGCGGGGCGTCCACCCGTGCAGGGCCTCGACGTCGGCGCAGATCGCGAGCCACGTGCGCGCGACCTCGTGCAGGAGCCGGCCGCCGCCCGGGATCGTCGTCAGCGCGGAGTCGGGGATGCGGCCGTTGCTGTACACGGGGCTCCTCAGATGTCGGCGGCGATCTCGGCGGGTGCCGATGGCAGGCCGGCGGGTTGGTCGTGGTGGCGGTGAACCCATGTCAGGAGCGCGCGGACGTAGGTGATCGCGCGCCAGTACCGGGTGCGCAGCGCCTCGAACTCGGCGCGCATGGTCGACATCTCGTCGCGGAGCGTGACGATCTGACCGGCCTGGCGCTCGACCTCGTCGCGCAGGGGCTTGACCACGGCCTCGGTCTGCGCGGCGATCAGGTCCTTCCACCGCTCGGTCAGCGCCGCGGTGTGCTCGTCGTCGGCGCGGTCCTCCGTGGCCGCCGCCTCGACGTCGAGGTGGTGCGCCTCAGCCCGCAGCTTGCGGATCTCGTGCCGGATGCGGAGCAGGACGCCGAGACCACCCAGGAAGCCCGCGGATCCGAGAACGGCGAACAGCTGCGCCGTCATCGCTGCCGCCCGCGGCCGTGCTCCTCGAGCGACGCGAGGAACTGCCGCCACCGTCGTGTCAGCTGCCACACCCGGACGATCGACGAGACCGTGATCCCGCCGACGATCGCCACGACGAGCGCGGTCCCTGCCTGCGTCGCTGCAGCCCAGAGCGCCCACGTGTACGCGGCGCAGGTGAACATGACCGACACCCGTCCTGCGAGCTCGAGGCCCCAGCCCCACAGCGGGTCACGCCACAGGACGCCGGCGAGGGCGCATGCGGCACCGCCCGCGAGGGTGCCGGACCAGGCCAGCGCCGCCCACAGTGGGACGAGGTCGAGCACAGAGGCGGGGGCCGTGCCGGCGACGGTCAGGACGCCCGCGGTGAGCGCGAGCGTGGCTAGCAGCAGGACGGTGTCCGGCGTGCGCGCGTAGCGACGACGGTCGGGCATGGAGTTCCCCCTGTTGGTGGAGCCGGGATGTCGGTCGTGCGCCGTACCATCAGCGCCATGCAGATCAGGGGGATGGTTCTGGGCGCCGCCGGCACGGTCGCGGTGCTCCTAGCGGGCGGGACGGCGATCGCGATCGCCAACGCCGACGACTCCACGCCGGCGCCAGAGCCGACGGTGACCGTCGCCCCGTCGCCGACGGTCACGCCGACCACGACCCCCACCCCCGAGCCGGTCGTGGTCACGCCCGCGCCGGCGCCCGTCGAGGAGGCACCTGTGGCTGTCGATCCCGCCCCTGCACCCGTCGTGGAGCCCGCGCCGGTGGACCCCGCCCCGGCGCCGCCGGCGGGCGGCCCCGCCGAGGCGCCCGCCCCGGCCCCGGTGGACCCGAACGTCCTCGTCAACGGCCAGCCGGCCGGGTCCGGCTCCGGCCCCGCCGACGGCTACTCGGACGAGAACGGCAACTGGGTCACGCCCTGACCTTCAGCGGAACCAGGTCACCGTCCCACTGACGCGAGCTAGGTTCCCCGAGTCGGCGCCCCACGGCTGGGACGTCGCCACCTGGCAGGCCGCGGTGACGGCGTCCCCTGGCGTCAGGTTGTTGAGCAGGACGCTCATGTTGGTGGACTCCGCGCCATAGGACAGCGCGCTGATCTGCGGGACGATGCCTTCGTTGCCCGCCACGCCCTGGATCATCGGGCGCACCATCAGGAAGCCGCTCGCGCCGCTCGTGTTGGTCACCCGGGCGTACCCGTTCGCGCTCACGATGGCCTTGGTGAAACCCGGGGGAACGACGATCGAGCTCGTGCCCTTCGTCTCCCACGTGAACGCGCCGGTGGCGAAGCCCGCGCCGCTGCCGCTGAACGCCGCAGGCAGGACCGGGTTGGCGAGCGCCGCGTTGTCGATCGACCCGTTCGGGACGGCCAGGTCCCCGTCGATCACGACCGACCCGTGGAACGTGGAGTCGCCGTCGAACACCGAGGTGGCGTCGACGTCGAGCGTCCCGCCGATCTGCGTGCTGCCCGTCGAGGACAGGTCGCCCTCGACGCGCAGGCTGCGGCTGACCGTCATCAGCGCGTCGCTGATCGTGATCCCCGCGGACCGCAGGAGGTTCCGCGCGTTCTCCCGCGCCTGCTCGGCGATGCGCCGCAGCGTGGCCGCCGTGGCGTCCGCAGGGCTCGCCGGGACCGCCGGGAACTGCTGAGCCGACGGTGGAGTAGTGGACCAGTCGTTGCTCACCGAGCCTCCATTGTGGGCATGCAGGTGACGTCGACGAACTCGTCGACGTTGCCCCGGACCGACATGATCCGGGCTCGGTAGTGCTGGCCGCCGCCGAGCGTGAGCCCCAGGTACGGGTGGGTCTTCGGCACCCACACCCGGGCGAAGTCGCCGGGCCGGTACGTGACGAGCCGAGGGCTCTGGTCGGCGCGTGCCCGGAACGACCACGTCTGCCACGGCCGGGCAGCAGCCGCCAGGTCGCCGCGCGCCCAGGCGTCGAGGGTCCGCTGCTGCTCGACGGTGGACCGCTGGTCGATCGACTCGAGCAGCGGCCAGCCGCGGTCGGTCAGCGTCGGGTCCGTGGCGTAGGCCATGAGCAGCGCCTCGTCGATGCCGGCGCCGGTCTCCCACGCCCGGCTGGCGACCTTGGTCGCGTCCCGGCGCACGGAGATCCCCGACAGGCCCCCGCGCGGGACGATCGCGTCCCAGACGTGGTCGTCGCCGGCCTGGTGCAGCAGCGGGTCGGCGTTCGTCCCGGTGCGCATGTTCCACCGCACGCCCTGCCGGTCCGGTGTCAGGTACGGGTCGAACGAGATGTCGGGGCCGTCCTGCACGCCGGACAGCTGGTCGAGCCGGGTCAGCACGGTCGCGAGCTCGTTGCCCTTGTACGTGCGCTCGTGCTCGCCGGCCTCGTCCTCGGGCAGGTCGATGGGCAGCGCGCCGCCGGTGAACGCCTGCGCGAGCGCGACCAGCCGCTTGGCGATGGTGCCCAGCGACAGGTCCCCGTAGGTGACCTGCCAGCGGGCCGGCTTGCCGCCCGGCCAGGACGCCAGGAGGCCGATGACCGCGCGGTGGTCGAACATCGAGCGCATCGACCCGGCGCGCACGGTCAGGACCCCGCGGTCGTCGTTGTAGTCGTGCCACCAGATCGGGCCCGCCTCGAGGACGGTGTCGCCCTCGAGGACCGCCAGGAAGCAGCGCGCCGGCTCGACGGCGGCGAGCAGCTCGGGCCGGATCCCCTGGCCGAGCCGCCACAGGGGCGTGGCCTGCTCGGGGAAGGTGTCCGGGCCCGGGAACAGGGCGCTGTTCGGGTACTTGCCGCCCAGCCAGCGCTGCTCGAGCGTGCGGAACTCCGCGGCCCGCAGCGGGATGTCGATCGACACCTCGCCGGTCGTCTTGTGGCCGGTCGACCACGGGCCGTTCAGGACGGGGATCTGGGTGATGCGGCGCCCGGTGCGCACGTCACCGACGAGGTAGGACCGCACGTCAGGCCGCGTCCTCGTAGACGGTGATCGTCGCGTCGGCAGACACCGTGGCCGACCCGGACGCGGCGACGCCGGTGGCGTTGACCCGCTGCACCGTCAGGTACAGGGTCGTGGACTGCCCGACCGGGACCGCCGCGGGGGTCTCGGTCGCCGGGACCGTGGTGCCGCGGGCGGTCTGGGTCATGTGGACGTACCAGGCGGCGACCTGCGTGGCGGCCGTGAAGTTCGTCTGCGACGTGCGCAGCCGTACCAGGTACAGCCCGTTCACGGGGGTGCCGCTGGTCGGCTCGAGCCGCAGCGCTGCGTTCACGGCGACCTGCCCCGACGGGGAGACGAACGCGCCGGAGGAGAAGATCGCGGCCTCGTCCGCGCCGGCGGCGCCGGTCGCCGACTCCGGCCGGGTCGAGCGCGCGAGCCGGTACTTCCCGGTCCGCGGCAGGACGATCTGCGCGGTCTGCTCGATCGCGTTGCCGGCGGACGCCGTCGACGTCGTGGAAGCGCCGCCGGTCATAGTGTTGCGGCCCAGCTCGATGGCGCCCGCGGGGATCGACGGCGCGGACGGCATGCTCGCGGGCGTGCCTGACGCGACGCCGAACACCGGCTGGGAGGCGGTGTCGCCGTTCTCGCTGTTGGTCGGGTGCCGCACCCAGATGATGTCGATGCGGGACAGCCCCGCGGTCGGCTTCTCCGGGACGGTGCTGCCGACGCCGGTCGCGCCGACGGTCACCGTGCCGTCGTTGCTGAACAGCTGCATGCCGTCGGACTGCGACAGTTGGGTGACGAAGTGCTTGCGCCCGACCGAGTACGCCCAGCCGCTCGTTCCGGCCACCAGCGGTGTCGCGCCGCCCGGCAGGACGCCGGTGCGGGAGAACAGGCCCGCGATCGCCAGGCGCACGTCGCGCGGGGTGGTCCCGGCGCCGGGCGCCTCGGCGGTGCCGTCGTCGTAGGCCCCGAGGCCGCGGGACAGCGTCATCTGGTCACCACCATCCTGGCCGGGTCACGGCCGTCAGCTCTGCGTCGGTGATCGCCCCGCGCGGCACGAACTCGATTTCGAGGGATCCGCGGCGCGGGACCCAGAAGGCGTCCCATTCGCGGATCGTCAGGCGGCCGGCGCGGTCGTTGTCGCCGTCCAGGACGACGTTGCCGGTGGCGGTGTCGATCACCAGGACCGACGTCGCGGAGAACGCGTCCTCGAACCGCAGCCGCTTGCCCGTACCGACCGCCACGACGTCGAACCCCTCGACCGGCACCGGCCCGGTGACCTGCAGCAGCGGGTACAGCGTCGCGCTGCCGAGGTTGGCGAGCGTGACCCGGCCGGACGTGGCCCGGGGCCCGAACGTCAGCACACCGGTCCGCACGCCCTGCCGGTTCGTGAACAGCGGGAACCGCAGGCCGCCGGGCGAGCGCGGGAAGGCGGTCGTGACCGACGTCGGGTCGCCGTAGCGCACCGGATCCGGGCACACCCACTCCGCCGCCCAGTCGAACCAGCCGGCGCCCCACGCGGTGGACGTCGGGGCGTACCGCAGGAGCCGTGCACCCGCGGTGAGCGCCCGGCCGCCGTGCGTGACCCGCAGGTCGGATGGCGGAGCCTCAAGCTCGGCCGGCACGAACGTGTCACCCAGCAGCGCGAGGACCGCGTCGCGCTCCTGGGGGCTGCCGGCGCGGCCCGAGACCGTCACGCGGCGGGCGTTGCCCAGCACCGCGCTGTCGAACGCGCCGTGCGAGGTGGGCCGGTCGGTCATGCTCGACCGGCCGTCCCACCCCTCCCAGCCGGTCAGGGTCCGGAACGTCGTCCGGCCGAACGCGCGGGTGCCGTAGAGGGTCAGGCCCTCCCACTCGATCGTGGTCTCTGGCAGGACCATCACAGCCCCGCCTTCGTCAGCGCCCACGTCGTGGCGTCCGCGACGTCCTGTGGGGTGCCCTCCACCACGCGCTCCACGTGCAGCTGCACGAGCGGTCCCTCCCTGACGGTCTGCGTCGCACCGAGCACGGCGCCGTCGGCCATCGGCAGGTACCGGGCGCCCATGCGGCGGGCGCCCTCGGCCATCAGCGCGTGCGAGCGCGCCGACCCGTCCAGCGGTGCGAACAGCTCGTCGTCGCGCGCGCGGTCACCGACGACCCGCCAGGTGTTCGGCGGGACGATCTGCGCGAGCGACCCCGACATCGGCGTCAGGCCGGTCGAGAGGATGTCGCCCTGCGCCTCGAACCGCATCACGGACTTGTTGCCCGGCGCCGAGGAGTACACCGGGTTGCCGCCGTGCATGTCGACGATGACCGGGATGCGCCGCGGGCCGCCCGGTGGGTTGACGAAGCTCGCGATGCGGTCCTCGGCCGCCTTGGTCTCCGCCGTGACCACCGTGTCGACGGTCTCTGGGATCAGCCCGTAGGCGTCGGCCAGAGCGTTCGCCTGCTCGGTCGTCAGCCCCATCTGCTCGAGCTGGTTCACGAGGGCACCACGGGTGTCCTCGTACCGCTGCCGCAGGGACTCCTGCCCCTCGCCGGCCGCGGCCGCCGCCTCGAGCTGCAGGCCGAGGCCCTCGCTCACCGTCCGCAGCTGAGCGTCGAGCGCGGCACCCTGCTCCGTGGCGGTCAGGTTCGCCATGTTCAGGTTGCCGATCGCCAGCTGCGACCCGTCAGCGGCGTACCCGAGCGCGTCAAGGTCGGCCACAAGCGCCGTCGTCGCGTCGTGCAGACGGGCGTCGAGCAGCATCCCGTCACCCAGGCTGTTCAGCTTGTCCTGGGCGGGGTCGAGGGTGTTCTCGATGAGGTTGCGGCGCATGTTGTCCGCCGCGGTCTCGCTGCCGCTGTCGATGTCGTTCAGGCTCGCGATCGCGTCGTCGGCCCAGGCGCGGAAGTCCGCGCCGCCCTGGTCGCCGGGCAGAACACCGTCGACACCCTCCGCCGCGGTGGCGAGAGCATCGATCAGGTCCGACATCGGTCCGCCTAGGAAATCGCCGACCGCCTCCGTCCCGGACGCCGCGGCCTCGACGATGGACTTGCCGAAGTCGATCGCACCGTTCGCGGAGTCCAGCAGGAACTGGATCACCGCGGTGCGGTTCTCGGTGACGAAGGTCGCGAACCCCTCGATCTGCGGGGCGAACGCGGTGGCCAGGGCGCCCTGGATGCCGTCGGCGGCCAGGGCGATGTTGCGCTGCGCTTCGGCGATCTTGCCGGCGCTGTTGTCGCCCAGGGTCGTCAGCGCGCGGTCGGCGGCGCCCTCGACCTGGCCGAGCTGCTCGACCGCCGTCGACAGATCCATGGCGTACAGGGCCTCGCCCATGTCCTCGGCCTGGGTCCCGAACAGACCGACCGCGATCTGCGCGCGCTTCGCCGGATCCTCGACGCCGCGGAGCCGGTCGAGGGTGACGTCCAGCGCCTCGGCCGCGCGCGGGCCGCCGGCGGCGATCCTGTCAGTCATGTCCGAGGCGGACAGACCGAGCGCGTCGAACGACTCCCGCGTGAGGTCGGACCCGTCGACGGCCCGGATCGAGAACTCCTTGAGGGAGTCGGCGGCGATGTCCGTGTCCCGGGCGCCGGCGCGGACGGCCTGGGCGATCAGGCCGAACGCTTGCGGGCCGTCGAGGCCGACCTTCCGGAACTGCGTGCCGTACTCGTCGACGGTGTCGAGGAGGTCCTCGGACACGTTGAGCCCGGCCTGCTGTGCCTTCACGAGCACGTCGAACGCTCCGGCGGCGTCCCGGGCGATGCCGGTCTTCACGGCCTGCGCGGCGGACCGGGCGACCCGCGGATACTCCTCGCCGAGCAGGTCGGACACACCCGTCAGCTGCTCGATGACCTTCTGCGCGTCCCGGGCGGTCGCGTTCGGGTCGAGCAGCCCCGACTGCACCGCCATGCGGGCGGCGTCGAGGTTCGACTCGATGGAATCCCCGAAGTTCGACGCGTATGCCTCGCCGGCGGCCCGGCCGATGCGGGCGGTCGTGGCCTCGTCGAGCCCGGTCTGGGCGGCGAAGCGGTCCGCGCGGACCTCGTTCTGCAAACCCTCGAGCAGGGAGTCGCCGATGGCCGCGCCGATGCCGACGATTGCGCCCGCCACCGGGATGGTGGCGAGCGCCGCGACGATGCCGCCGGCCAGGTTCGACCCGGCCTTGTCGCCGGCCTCGGACGCGCCGTCCTGGGCGTCGCTGCTGAGCTTGTTCAGCGCGCCCTGCGCCGAGGACGTGTCGGCGGTGACCTGCAGCTCACCGTCGGGCAGGGAGCGGGCCTCGGTCGCGACCTTCGACAGGTCGCCCAGGGCCGCCGCGGCGTCCGCGTCGACCAGAACGGTCGGGTCGAGAGCGCCGACGGACTGCACCTCCGCGAGCACCCGGTCCAGGTCGGTGACAGCGCTGCGGACGTCAGCAGCGACCGTGACGGTCGTGTCGCCCTTGGCCATCGCCTGCCGGCGCTGGTCGACCTGCTTCGCGCCCTTCTCGAACGGCGTCAGGTCAGCGGTGAACAGGGTCTCGAGCTCGGCGACACGCAGGGTCACGGGTCACCCCCTCGTCTTCAGCAGCCTGTGCAGGTGCGTGGTCGGGTCGCCGGCGAGGGCGTAGATCATCGTGCGGACCCCGGGCCACGGGCGGGCCCGGACCGCGGGGTCGTACAGGTCGACGTGGAACCGGCCTGCGAGCTCGGCGACGACGACCGGCCAGTGCGAGGTGATCGCGAACCAGGAGTCGTCGAGGTGCGGGCCGGTCGGGGCGACCGCAGGTGCGGCCGGCTTCAGCTCCGGGGGGACCCGGTAGTCGGGGTAGACGCCGTCGGCGTCGGGCTCCCCGATGCCGTACTGCGCCCACTCCTCGAGCGTGACCGGCGGGGTGCTTTTCCCGCCGTGCCGCCGTCCGCCGCGGGCTCCGCGCGCGGCGTCCACAGGTGCTTGGCGACGAGGTCCGCACGGGCCTTCCCGCGCGACCAGTACATGAGGGCGTACATCGCCATGCGGTTCAGGGTGCGATCGTCAACCGACTCGGCCATCTCTGGGTAGGCGGGGCCGAGCGACACCGCGCCGAGAGGGCCGGTTCCGAGCGCGTCGATGGTGGCCTGCATCTCGGCGGGCAGCTCGCCGCGGACCAGGCCGAGGGTGATCTCGGCCTGAACGGTGAGGGCGAGGACCGCGCCGGCCTGGTCCACGCTCGGCGGTGGCACCGTGTAGGTGCGGCCGCCGAGCGTGAGGACCAGGTCGGGGGTGACCCAGTCCGTGAAGTCCACGTGGGTCACGGGTCACGCGCCCCGCGTGTACGGCAGCGGGTCGGAGGTGCCGGCCGCGTTGGTGACCGTGATGACGGCGGAGCCGGCCGCGCCCGCCGGCAGGGTGGCGATGATGGTCGCCCCGCCGAGCACGACGAACTCCGCGGCGTTCGCCGCGCCGAACTTCACGCCCGTCGCGCCGAGGAACCCGGCGCCGGTGATGGTCACCATCTCGCCCTCGCCCGCGCCCGCCGGGGTGGCCGCGGCGACGACCGGCTCGGTGACGCCCCATCCCGCGAACGGGTTCGCGATCCGCTTGCGCGGGCCCTTGCCCGTGTAGGTGATCGAGTGCCGCTCGACGGCGCCGTCCGCGCCGGTGTTCTGCCGGGTCGCCGCGACCGTCGCGAAGCCCTCGAAAGCGTCGTTCGGGTTCGGCGTGCCGGTCACGGGCTTGTGGTAGTACCGCAGGTGCAGGATGGCCGCCTCGCCGACGGCCTCGGGGCCGGTGCGCGCGAGGATCGCCTCGAGCTCCGGCAGGTACAGGCCGGTCGTCAGCGAACGGTTGCCGAGCACGGTGTGCGCGAGCGTCCAGTTCTCGGACGACTTGTCGGCGTTCGGGGCGCCGAAGTCGTCGTAGGTCTGGGCGTCCTGCGTGACCGGGGTGACGCTCGGGTTGAAGTCGCTGATGCGGCGCACGGGCTGCCACACCGGGGCGTCGAAGGTCGCGACGTTGACGTCGAGGCCGTACTCGTAGGAGAAGCCGAGCGCGGTGCCGGCGGGCAGGGCGGGCGAGGTGGCGGTCATGATGCCTCCGGGTTGTCGAGGATGATCTGGTAGGAGTCCGCCCGCTCCTGGCGGTCGTTCTCGTCGGCGCCGAGGCGGGCCACCAGGACCCTGGTCGCCAGGCTGATGCCCGCCACGCGGGCGAGCCCTTGCAGAGCGGTGAACGTCCGGGACGCCAGCTCGTCGGCCCCGTCGGGGCGGCCGCGGGCACCGCGGTGCCGGACCTGCACGCGGCGCACCGCGAGGCCGTTCTGCAGCTCGTCCTCGCCGCCGTACAGCGTCACGCCGACGGCGCGGTCCGGCGTCGCGCCGAGTGCCCCGTAGAACACACCGACCTCGGTAGCCGTGTACGGCGGGCCGGCGGGGCGCCACGCCCACCCGTTGCGGTCCGCGAGGACCTGGCAGACGGCCTTGGTGAGGGCGACGTCGTCCATCAGTCGAGCCCCTTCCTGGCGGCCTGCGCCATGAGCGCAGCCACGGTCTGGGCCTCGTCGGTCGACGCCGTCTCGAGGTACTTCGCGCGTCGACCGTCGTCGTGCCGCAGGGACAGGTCCTCGTGCTGGCGGACGGCGTACGGGGTGTCGTAGGAGACGGACCCCGTGAGCGTGGCGGGGTCGACATCCGCGGCGCCGGAGCGCTCGAGCGTTCCCTCCTCGTGGGGGACGCGCCGGTTGGACTCGGTGAGCACGTGCTCGGTCGACAGGAGGAGCCCCTGCGCGGCAGCCCCGGACGCCATCGCTACGAGCTGCTCGGTGGTGAGGTGCACGGTCACTCGGCTCACGTCAGCGCCGCCTCGACGTGGTCGGGCAGGTCAAGCGCGCCGCCGGTGCGGTGCGCGACGGTGATGACGGTCGCGGTGCGCCCCGACGGGAGGTCGACCTCGCTGCCCGGTGCGAACCGGTGCGCCTGGTCGCTGCGGGCGTAGACAGTGGCACCGGACACGACCTGCGCGGCGTCGGGGCCGCGGACGAGTCGGGTGGCGTCGTCGGCGAAGCAGGAGACCTCCACAGGGGCGGCGAACGTCTGGCCCATGCCGCCCTCGCCGGTGAGGGTGCGGACGGTCACGGTGTGCACGAGGAAGTCGTCGAGCTCGTCAGCGGCCACGGTGCGTCCTCCGGCGGAGCAGGATGTCGTCGAACGGGATGATGGCTGCCGGGTCGGGGCCGGTGATGATCCAGTCGCCCGCGTAGATGGCGACGACGACGTCCACGGTCAGCCGTAGACGATCGCGGGGCCGCCGGTCAGCCCGGCGTCCGCGAGGATCGCCGCGGCCTCGTCGGTGAGCCGCTCGCGCAGGGCGTCCTGCGCGGCGACCACGGACGCCGCGTCCGCGTAGGCGACCGAGCCGGACCCGAGGGACTTCGACGTCGCGACCCGGGCCCGCGCGGACACCGGCGCCGTCGGGTCGATCCCGGCGGCGGACCAGGCGGCGGCCTGCGCGCACGTCGCGTCGCGCAGCGCCTCACGTAGGTCGTCGTCCGCGGGCAGGCCCGACGGCTGGACGGCGTACAGGGCGGTGCGGGTAGCGCCGCGGACCATGACCGACGCGGACCGCAGCAGCTGCACGGCGTTGTCGGGCGCCGGCTGACCGGTCCAGGCCGCCATCGCGGCGGGGTCGGCGTAGACGAGCACGGTCACCTCCGGGCGACGGGTGGTGCGGTTGGGTGGTGGGACGCAGGACGCGCTGCTGCAGGGCTGGAAAGGACCCGGCTTGGACAGCCCCAAGCGGCCTTCGTCGGAGTGAGGGGGACAGGGGCCCTGCCGGGCCGACGTTGACGCCCCACCACCGCCGCGGTCAGGAAGCGGCCGGAGCCGCGGCGACGATCTTCAGGAGGTCGTCGCGCTCCTCGGCGCTGCCGAGATCGATGCCGTGCTCGTCGGCGTAGGCGCGGAGCTGCTCCGCGTCCATCGCGTCGAAGTCCGGCGCCGGGCCGCGCTGGATCGTCTCCAGCAGCTCGGTCCGGTTCTGGCCCTCGATCTCGGCGGTGACGACCCGCCGCACCTCGGCGTCGTGCGCCTCGGCGTCCGTGTCATCCAGGCTGGTGAGGTATGCGAGCACCTCGTCCGGCCCGTGCTCGCCGGGGTCGAACACGGGCGGCTCCTTGGCGTCGACGATGGCGGCCAGGATCTCGGCCTTCTTCGTCGCGCCCTTGAGGTCGACGTCGTTGACGCGCGCGAACGCGCGCAGCTCGTCGACCTTCCACGACTCGGCGGGCTCCCCGTCCGGGTACGTCGGCTCGACGTCCCGGACGGGGTAGTGCCGCCGCAGCGACCCGATGCCCACGCTCAGGCGCTCGGGGTGAAGGTGACGACGATGACGCCCTTGTCGTTCAGGCGCTTCGTCGCGTAGTGGAGGTTCGTCGTGACGAGCGTCGAGCGGGCCAGGATGTCCCGGTCCTGCTCGACGATCGGACGGCGCTTGTAGAGCAGGCCGAGCGAGCGGTTCTTCACGAACACGCCCTTGTTGGTGGCCAGCCGGTTCGTCACGTAGACGGGCGAGCCGCCCAGCAGGCCAATGAAGCCGCGCTGGATGACGTTGCGCTCCGAGCTGGAGGCGTTCGCGGCCTGGATGAAGTCGTCGTCCTTCAGCAGCTGCACGCGCTGCTCGGTACGCACGAACAGCGCCCAGTCCTCGGGCTCGAACTCGTCGCCGGCTACCGCGCTCGCGTCGACGAACGTGCCCCAGGACAGCCCGGCCCCGGCGGCGGTCGTGAACGACAGCGGCGCGGAGGCCGTGGACGTCGAGCCGTCGGCGTAGGAGATGCCGCCGGCCACAGTCGCCTGCGCGGCCGTGATGAGGTCGGCGTCGACCTTGCGGGCGGCGAGCTCGCCGAACTGGCGGATCGCCTCGTCCTGGGGGTTGCCCAGGCCGGTGAGGTCCGCGGTGTCGGTGATCTCGACGGCCTTGCCGG